ATGGAATTAAACAGATGTGCATATACGATTCTTGGTATTCTACGCACAAAGAAGGCTACAGATAAGGTGCATGGTATAACGATATCTGAAATTTCACAATTTGAAAAGACAAGTAAATACAGTACCATTCACAAAAGAATTAAAGAAATGCAGAATCTTGGATATATTGATGAAGGTGTGAAAGTTTGTAAAGCTAAAAGCTATTTCATTACAGAATCTGGTCTTGCGTTATTACCTATTAAAAAGGAGGAAACTCACAATGTATAAAAAAGAATATTTATCACTGTATGGATTTTTATCGCTTGGACAGGCTGGCGGTAATTTAACAAAACGATTTGAGGAAGAGGGATTCCCATGTGTTGTTGCAAATAGTTCTATAGAAGATTTAGCAACAAGAAATGCAAAGAATAAACTTCATTTCAGGAATGGAACAGGATGCCATAAGAATAGGAAGATGTCTAAGGCATTATTAAAGGATAATTTGGAATTGCTTATTGATGAAGTAAGAGCAAAGATGCCATCAATAACTACATTATTTATATGTGCGTCTGCTGCCGGTGGAACTGGAAGTGGAATGCTTGCAGCAACATCAAAAATATTATCAAAACAGCTTGGAATAAATATCTGTATTGTAACAGTACTTCCTGATAAGTCAGAGAATTTTCAATCATATGCGAATACAGTAGAACTTTTTCAGGAAATAGAACATCTTGAAGGTATCGGGGCTGTTTTTATCTTAGATAATTCAAAGCACAATGACAAGATGAAGATTAATGATATTTTCTATACCCATTTAAGCGCATTTCTTGCTAATGAGAATGGCGGTAATTATGGGTGCTTGGATAGAAGTGAAATAGATAAGTTATTATCAACTCCTGGTATGGCTGTTATATCAAAGCTGGGAAAGGATAATGCAGATAAAGTTATTTCTTCTATTACAAGTAATAACATATATGCACCTATAGAGCAGGATAAGGTTGTTAGATATATAGGGATTATGACATGTGATAATCATGTTGATATGAGCCAGTTATATTCTGAAATAGGTACTCCTATTGATACATATATAGGAACTAATGCGACAGCAAATGTATGTATGGTGAGTGGATTGTCTTTACCAAGAACAAGACTTAATCAGATAAAAGAAGCTGCACAGACCAATATGGAAATCATCAAGAAGGGCATGGAAGCGTCAAAGGATAGCTTATTTGGTGATTCAGTTGGATTTTTGGGTGCATTTGATGATGAAAAGCCAGTTGAGAAGAAAAAGGAACAGTCAGGGTTAGATATTTTAAATGAATTTTTGTAAAAGTAAATCCGAGAACGGAGAAGAATATATTAAGCAATGATAAATTGCTGATAGATATATAAGATTATTTATAAGGAATGAACAGCAATATGATAGTAACGGAAGCAGAAATCAGGGAAGAAGCCATTAAAAGAATTAAGATTCTTATTGATAGGTTCAATCTTAATGAGAAAGTTCTGAAATATTTTCAGGAAGGTAAGGTGTACTACAGTTACCTTACAGCAAATGGATGCATAGGAAGTATCGACACAATATCATATGACAAATCTTATGAACAGGCAGTAAAGCAGTTTGAAGAAAAATATCCGGGCTGTATAGTCTACCATGCTATTGAAACGATTACACAACATGGAAAGTTGTTGTCACTTCTATATGTTAGCAATGATAAAGATGGGTGGGAAAATCAGAACTTAGAAAATAATTACATATTTTCTTATGTGGTTAATATGAATGATCCTGATTTATCAGAATTCGGAGATATAACAATAGGAAGATTTAGTAAAAGTGGAGCATTAATCAGGACGGATATTTGAGAGGTATTTATGATTAAGAAATGGTTAAGAGTGGATGATGATGGTAAGTTATCACATGTTTTTGAATATGAAAATGGGCAGAAGGTGCGGATACCTATAAATAAGGACGGCTCAATAAAGTGGCTGCCAGACAAAGTAAAAGAACATAAATAAATGGAGGAAATTATTATGAACAAGGATTATGGAATTATTATGGGTTACTTTAATAGAAAGAATTTTGATCGTGAGAGATTAGAAAAATCTTGTGATTTTGATAATCTGACAATGACAAAAGATATTACAAAAGATATTACAAAACTGTTAGCAGATGAAGGATATAAAAAATCTGAATCACAGAGTGCTATTAGACAGTTTGTTAGGTTTGTAAAGAGCAGAAGTGGTTCAGGTGAAATTACATGGGAGGGCTTAATTAAAGATTTAAAGAATTTAGACCTTGCAGAATCAAAGTTTAGTATTAGAGCACAGAATTTTGGGAAGGCATATTGGGAAGTGTTTTTTGATCACTTTAATATAGAAGAGTGCGAAGATGAAAATGTCAAATTAACATTTGACCATGAATATTATTACGAAACAGAGAATGAAAGAGCATGGGAAGTATTAGACAAGTATGGGATTGATGGTGATGTTCCAATGGAGAAAATACTTTCTATTATTAGTGATAAATGGTCTGATTTATCAGATGAAGAAAAAGACGAGTTGATTTCTGCATTTTCAGTACCAACAACCACTCATTATGTGGATAAATCACGAATGGTAATCTTGAAAGAGGATATTGAAAAGATTAGCAGAACAGATGCGGATTTAGTACCTCAGATGGGATTGCGTAATTATACAATTACTTTCACAAATGGAGAAAATGTCTATCTGAGATTTTAAAAACAGAGAACATATAAGTAGAGGTCAGTTTGTGGACTGTTAAAGAATCTTACAAGAATAGCTTAATTCACCTTGAATTATATAAAAATAATTATAAATGGAGGATTTAATCAATGGAAGGAACAGTAAAAAATTTTGACAAGAGTAAGGAAGCAAATTTATCTCAGGTAAAAAAGAACGAGAAAACATGCTTAATCAGCGAATATGATTCGCATTTTAAGCCAGATGAACTAGTGTATGATGATTTTATATCGAGAAGAGAGTTCATTAATCGTACAGGTGTTTATGTATCAGCATTATATTATAACATTGTGTATGATAAGTTCAAAGAATCAGGCTCATCTATAGATAAATTTGTAGAAACATTTTCAAGTAATCCTATGATTCAAGAGGTGAATTTATCAGGAACATTTAAGTATATAGTTGATGATGATACAGTGAATGGTCTTGGAACATATGATGATACACATGAACCTAACATATGGGAGATTGTTAATTCTATAGATATGGAAATGTTCCACAAATGGCTTGAATCAGGTAGAAGTATTGTTGAAATCATGAAGATATTCAAAGATTATGATAAAGATGTATCACGCATATTGGATGAGATAAAAAGTACTAGTTCTGATATAGGGGATATTGTTGAATCATATCATAAAGCTTTGACATCGTTAGATTAAAATGGAAACTTATGTATTTCTCAATTCTGTTCATTTGAAAGGAATTGAGAAATTATAAGATGTTTTATATACAAAGAAAGGACGCAGATGATATGGCAAAAGGATTAACCAGATGTAATGTATGTGGAAAGACGGTAGAACAGGTATTTGAAAATCAAATGCCTATTAGTATTCATGATCGTGTAGGTTATGGCAGTAAGCATGATGGAAGTATGCTTGACTTGGATATTTGTCCTGATTGTTTTGACAAGCTAATTGATAGCTTTGCAGAAAAGTGTGCTATCAATCCAATTAAAGAAAATTTATAAAATGCGGAGAAATTTAAGAAATGAAAGGTACAGTAAAATTTTTTGATGGAACAAAAGGTTGGGGATTTATCACGGACGAATCAGGAAATGATGTATTCGTACATTATTCAAGTATTCAGATGGAGGGTAGCAAATCCTTAAATCAGAATGATGTTGTTGAATTTGAGATTGGAGAGGATAAAGACGGAAGGACACAGGCGGTAAATGTTAAAGTTGTATCTGAATCGTCAAATCAGTAAAAACTTTCTCTGAGTGGAGAATATAGTATCACAGAGATATGTTTGCGGTGAAAGTAGCAAGCTAACCATTGATGTAAATGGTACATGGCAGCATCTTCCTTATAAATGATTAAATAGTGCCAGTGATGATACTGGTAAATTGAAGAGTACGGATAGACAGGCATAGTGTCAGAAATGGCATTATGCCTATAACTGATTAGAAACGGAGGGATGTATTATTAGCGTTAATACAGAAGAAAGAATAAACTATATGGATTATATAAATCCATGCAATAAAAATCAGACAGCAAAGGTATTGGAGAGATTTTTTTATGTGTCGAATGGGAGAGAGTACATATCTGTTATACCAGAAGAAGCAGAAAGAATAACAAAATTACCAACACCTGATGAAGTAAAGAAAGATACAAGTAGAGTAGTTACATATGCAAAAGAAATTATCTTAAATGCTGATAAATATAAGAATGAGGATATAGAAGAAAATGTTTTGAGACAGTATGTGTGTAATATAGATCCTTTGCTTGACAGGATTATTGCTATAAATATTGCTGATATTTTAAACCAAAACAAAAAATTTCAGAATAAGGAACAATTAAAGAATGTGTGGGTTAAATCTCTTGAAGAATTGAAAAAGGATTTTCTACAAGGATATGAAGAAGATGATAACTTATTGCTGCCACAAAATACTGTAGATAGTATTGATATATCAAAACTTGAAATTGGTATGACTGTTAAAAATTATAAATTGCTATGTGAATTGTTAGGTCAGGAAGTTAAAAGCGGTAAATCAAAGAAATATCAATTAGAAGAATTTGCACGATACTTTGAATGGGAAAAGTCAGGACAAAAATTTATTATTTCAGATATATATGATGCCCCACTAACCAAAGAAGATAAGCGTAAATTGGGTAATAATTCAATTTATGTGCAGTGTATAGAAGTAATTTTATTACAGTACCTATCAAAACAAGAAGGTTATACAAGAACATTTACGAAACGTAATTGGTGGGAAATGCTAGGTATGGCAAGTCATAAATATGGAAGAACACCAGAAAATAAATTAAAAAATCTTGATTATAGAATTACATCATGGGAAGTTAGACATTTTTATCAAAGATGTAACAAGAAATTAGAACAGATTCTTTTTTCTGCATTGAACAGCTTGAAGAATAGAAAACTAATTACTTATGAAATTCAGACAGTCATTGTCACAAAGGATAAAAGAGGTAAAGAACAGTATTTTGAAGCTACTGATCTTCAGAAAAAGCAGATTCTTGAAGTCGAAAGACATGTCTTACATAACATTATGGGATATGAAAAAATGTTCCAAGTCTTTATTAGATTCCAACAAGCAGATTTTTATCAACAAGTAAATGATTTATTGTATCAGCAGTATGGATGGAATCACTACTTTAAACAGATAAAAGTGATTTATACATTTGATGGAGTTAAAGAAGCGTTACCAGAATTGGAAATGAAACTACAGAAGGAATTATTGAATAAGAAGGTAGTTGATTATCTAAATTCAAATGCAAAAGACCTGTATGAAAAAAATAAAGCAGAATATCAACAGCAGATGAAAAATCTGATTGATGAATATTGGGGAGATAACCCAAGAATTGAAACACATAAAAAGAAAATGTGGAATCCACCAGATACATATTTAGATGCACAAAGTATTTTGACTGATGAACTAATAAGGATAGGTCATAAGGATAGAACATTTTCAATGGAAGAATTTTTGGAAAGTAATTCGGATATTGATGAATTATTTGTATTTGATCAGTGATTATAAAAAGTTGGCACTTTAAAACGGGATATATAAACAATTCCTTTATATGGCATTATAAAGTGCCAACTTTTTAAAAAGAGATGATTTTCGCTTGATTGGACTGACATATTGCGTAAGCAATGTGGCAGGACACATCAACGAAAAAGGCTGACAGATTAGATTGCGAACTTGTTTCGCAAGATAAGATGGCAGACTAACAGGGTGTGGGATGTTCCCACTAATATATTATGTCACAGACAGTTGGTCATTTCGCTTCCTACGAAGCTCATGCCCTTGCATCCGTTCTTGCGAACGTCTGCAAATAAAATCAGATATGAAAAGGAGATTACGATAATGGGATATATAAAACCGATTCCAGTAGACAAAGAAAAATTAATTATAGGAAGGACATATTATACATGTAACTATTCGGGTGCATGTAAAGTCATTCTTATAAAAATAAATTTAGACACTAATAAAGTATTAGTTAAGGGGAAAAAGGATACACAACCATATATTCGTCCTATAAAATATATATTTGATAATCCTGAAATGGCAAAATTTGCAGTTAGAAATTGGGAGAATGAAAATAGGAAAAATAAGAAAAAGAAAAGTCCACAAATAGGGCGTAAATAGCTGAAAAACTTCCCATGAAATCAGCATTTCCTTAAAGCAATTAATACTTATATATATGGGCTTAAATTAAAGAAAATGGTATCAAATTCGGGTGATATTATTTTAGATAGTAAATTGTGTATCTGGCAGATAAAAGCGTCTGTTTAGTCTGTCAGAAGCGATTTAAGCCTTATATAGGAAGGTAATTGTGATGTGAGAACACTGGAATATATTTGAGATAATATATATTTGAAATATATTATAAAATATGGAGGGTTAATATGGATAAATTAATTGAAATTTGTGATGAACTTGAAAGAAAAAATAGTAAATGTGATATTAAAAAAGTCAGAGATAAATTAGAAGAGTATATTGGGAATGATTATGACAAAATATTACAATTGAGAGCTGAGATAGAAAAACATAAGAATTATGAAGAAAAAAATATAACTCATTATTCATTGTTCTTTTCTGTTTTTTCGGTGATAATGGGGGCATCTTATAATGTATATTCTATTTATAAAGAGCTAACAACGGGAAATAGTAAAATTGTCATAGGAATTCTTATAGTGTGGATATCTATATCATTAATAGCAGCAGTAATTTTAATTTATATAATATGTAATATTTGTGAAAAAATTTTTAATTATAAAAGAGATAATTGGATAAGTTATATTAGTGTGGTTTTAAATGATATTGAAAAAAAATTTCAAATTAAAAAAAGTCGATATGTACGAAAAAAGAGAAGATAAGTCAGCCATAACAAGAATTATCAATAAAATTATTATCAAACATTAGTTTTTTAGATGGTATTTCATTCTTAAATCAGAGAATACTATAAAAAGAATATACAGAAAGGTTGGTGTTAATTATAGAACACAATTATACAAAGCTTAAACTAGGAAGAGTAAGGATTTATCAATTAAATACATTTAAGACATTCACAGATGACGAGAATGCTATCTATAATGATAAGAAGAAAAAGAATACAGAATTATTAGAGGTTATTCATAACAATGAATCTGTCAGGACAGTATCAGACAAGTATTTGAATGAAAGAAATGAGATTGCGATATTTGAGAATGATATTGTCAGGCTTGCATTAGCTGATAGAGGGTATAAGAAGTGCGATTATCAGCTTCTGGACGAGATTATCTATATGGTAATCAATCATAATGAAATGTTATGGCAGATTATATATAAGGGAATCATTATAGGTGGTAAGAAATATAAATTATTCACAGCAACTACAGGTCAGGTGAGAAATTGTAAGGTTACTCTTATAAAGGAAGAATTTTATGAAGCACATAAATCATTCTTAATGGCAGGACTTACAGTTGATGGAATAAATGCTGATAAGGGTAATGATAATAAAGGAATGAATGTTGGTAAGTATTTATCATATAATGCGTTATTATTATCATCAAGTAAACTACCGCCTAAGAACATTGATATTGATAAGTGTATTGTTGTTGATGGTCTTAAAACTGTTGTTAATGGTAAGGTTAAATACATTGATATAAAGACGGATGATAACGGACAATGCTATGTGAATGATACACCAAAAGAATATCAGACCAAGAGAATTTCTATTGAACATACAGACGGAGCAGGAATGTTTATTCCAGGGGAATTACCTTCAAGCTGTCAGATAAGAGGTGGTTATATCAAAGGTGCTATGTTCCCATTTGACTTCAGACTGTTTGCTCATGAGATATCTCATAATAGTATTCTGGTTGATCCGTGGGGGACTCCGCACGATGTAGAAAAGGAAGATGTAAGATACATCATTACAACAAGTCAGTTAAAAATGTGGAAGCAGTACAGTTCTTGGGAAGAATACAAGAAAAAATTCAAAGAAAATAATCTAAGATTATCTATTAATGCTTATGCTGAACCTCCGAAGGAAGAGGTTACTTTCTCATATCAGTTCTTACAGACACTCCCATATAATACAGATATTACAGAGTTATGCCAGCCAGCAGTAGAAGATTTATACAAGTTAAAAACAGACATTGAATATGTGAAGAAAGAATTAGGTCTTACAATTGACGATATATTAAATGAGGAAATTATTGGTGATAATAATTTTACTGTACTGGCAGCAGATGGAGAAAAGGTTGAAAATGCGAATTATTATATAGCAAAGGCATTGGATATCTACCCACCACTTATACAGGACAAATATATTATGAGCAAGATACATAGCTTATATAATGCAAGAAAGAATTCATATAAGGGTGGGAAGATTCCAGTTAGAGGATATTACAGTTATGTAGCACCTGACATGTACGCTTTTTGCGAATATCTCTTTATGGGTAATGTCAATCCGCAAGGCTTAGTACCTGAGAATCATGTATATAATAAATATTATGGTGAGCAGGGGGATGTGGAAGAAGTGTTATGTCTTAGAAGTCCACACCTGTCAAGATATGAATGCCCTAGAAGAAAACTGATAGTTTCAGATGAATGTAAGAAATGGTTCAAGTATATGGAAAGTGATACAGTTGTAAGTTGCCATGATATGATTTCACTTTTTCTTATGTGTGACTGGGATGGAGACCATATTCTTGTTATAGCTGATAAGGCTGTATTAAAAGCCACAGAGGGCTTACCTGATGTACCTTTATATTATGATATGCAGAAAGCGAAGGCACAGCAGATAGACAATGAATCTATATACAAAACTCTTGTTGATGGATTCAAAAATAATATTATTGGTTTATCAAGCAATGCTATTACTAAATTATGGAACAGACCAGATTTAGAAGATAATCCATTAAAATGTGATGATGCTATTAATGTTATATGTGCAATGTCCAACTATGCAATAGACTTCCCAAAGACGGGAAAGAATCTTTTAATAGGTGAATATGAGCAATTATATAAGGAACTTATTCCTGATCCAAAGAATATGTTTGAACCATCGAAGATAAAGTATCCGCAGTTCTTCAAATTTGCCAAGGGTAAGAAATCGTCAAGTCTTGAGGGCTATACTAATAGTCCTATGGATAGAATCCCTCAGTACATTGATAAAGAAGTAGGAAGAAAGCATTTTTTGTATGATGTTGGTACTGATGAAGATAATAAGAAAAATAAGTTTGATTATAAGAGGCTTATGAACAATTCTTATGTGTTAGATGATAACGGTGTTAAGCAGCCACTATACGAACCTGACAGATACAGTGATGAATATATAAAGGCGTATGCTGTCTGGAACAACAGGAAGAAAGCAAAGCAGAAGTTATGTCAAGATATCAAAAAAGAGATGGACAGAAGAAACACTGATAGCCGAGATATTACAGCTAAGTTTGAAGTATTTCATTATCATTGTATTAGAGAGATTAGGGATATCTTCACTAAAAATGGTGAGTTTAACATTAATCTTGCAGTTAATTCACTTATTGATATGGAATATAATAAAAATGAGTTTAAGACTTCTACTAAAGATATGCTGTGGAAATGTTTTGGACATGTTATTGTTGATAACCTTAATCAGAATCAGAAGACAGGTATTGTTATAAAGGAAAGAGCTAGAATGTGCTATAAAAAAGCTGTTGAGGGTGATGATACCTTAGATAATATATTTGAGAATAAATTGAGCAGAAAGAGCGTTAATATAACACAGGCAGATATGACTTTCATGGACGCAGTTCTTCAGAAAAAGAAGAATGGCACATATTATCAGAACGACAGAGAATTATTGTTTACCCTGTTGTGTCATTATAAATATGCTAAACAGACTGACAGATTAAAAGGAGACTCATTTTTTATTACAAAGTATAAGCATAAAACTGAAATCAAGCCGAATGGTAAGAAGAAAAGAACTCCGATATATTATAATATGAATACAATTATGAAAATGGTTGGGGCAGCTTCATTTGATAGCAGTTTCAAAAGGTTCAATAAGTCTGGCAGTATTCATATAGAAGATGATAAGCAGAAGCAAAGATTTGTTCTGAATATGGACATATCAGATGATAATAATGTGTTGTTTGAGGTTCAGGATATATATAATCCGCTTGTTTACTTAGAAGCATTTGAAAGCAATGGAAGAAAGAAGTTGTGTGAATGTGTGATATGTGGAAGACATTTTATAAAAGTCGGGAACACCAAGACATGCAGTCAAAAATGTAGTGATAGCTTGAAAAAATTGAATGAAGGAAAGCAGGATAAGGACAAGAAAGAGCCTGCTGCCTGAATCATATTTGAGAATTTAAAGTTTTCAAATTGAGTGTCGGAATGTGATTTTTGCCTTATTTTTATAGCAAATTTCACATTCCATTTTTATTTTTACAAATTTTATATAGGGGAAGAGAACAAATAATTTTGAAAATTATTTTGATAACTGCCTATTCTATGGCAGAAGTTATCTCTTTTTACCATAGATTTTATCATTAAGAAAGGACATTGAAATGGAATTACAACAAAAAGTCGAAGAACATCTTAAGCAGCATGGCATTAAGAAATCATATCTCGCCTCATTAGTTGGAATCTATCCATCTCAAATGTCTCGATGGCTGTCTGATAATTATGAATTAAATGAAGATCAGATAAAATTAATTGAAGATTTTTGCGATGATAGGTCTCACAAATAATGTTAATACCTAGAATTGTTTAAATTGGAGGAAAGGAGCTTATGAATAATACATTAGGTTTTGATTTAAGAAAGCTTGTCTTGCCGACTGGTAATACTATAGAAAAACAACTTAAAGCCGAAGCAGACAGATTTCTTAAAATCCTTCAAGAAGAAATTGACGCATGGTATTTCTCATATACACCGACAATATATAACAGAACATATAATATGAGAGATTCAATAAGTGTTGATGATGTTGTAAAGGTTTATCCATCAAAGAATCAGCTTGTAATTGACATAGTATATTCTGATGATGCATTTCACAAATCGTTGTGGAGTGATAATGTAATAAACTCAATTGAACTTATGAATGAAGGATACAAGGTGAAAAGTGGCTGGCATAAAGATATTGCAAATTTTGGATATCGAGAAGGTGGTCACTTTATAGAAAAAGCAATAGCCAGATTCAATAAAAATAATCCTTTAGGTATTGATATTAAAATCAATTATTAAGGAGGCTTATAATTAATGGCTAACAATTTAGTTACGCTTGGATTAGACATGAATGCAACACAAAAACTTATGTCCAAGCAGTTGAGACAGGTGCTAAAGAACTTGTCTGATACAAATGCTGCACGTGTTGCAGTAGGGCTTGATTCAAGCAAATCTCAAATGTTTATTCAACAGCAGTTGGATAGCATATCTAAAAATTTACAAATCAATGTGGGGACAGTCAAATTAGATACTTCCTCTATAAAACAGCAACAGAATATTATTAATCAGCAGTTAAAATCAGGAATTAATACGACAGGACTTAATGTAAAAGTTCCATTTCAATTTGACTTGTCTGATGCTAATGCAGTTAAAGCAGAGATTAATAAAATTGTTGCAGACATCACAAATAATAAAGGACAATTAGTCAAGTACAAGATTAATGTTGATGATAATGGACAGGCTACAAAGGCATTACTTACTTATCGTAATGAGCTTAATGAGGTGACAAATGCTACATTAAAGTTAAAATCAGTAGGTAAGTGGTATGATGCAAACGGCATGGAACATAACATTGTCAAATGGTCAGAAGGACAAAAGACATTATCTCAAAATATTGAAGCCACAACAAAGGCTAATCATAGACAGACAGAATCAGATAATCAGGTAATCCGTAAGAAGGAAGAACTGATTGCTAAGATGAAGCTTCTTAATACTCAGGCAGAAAAAGCCGGTATATCTCTTAATTCTGATAATCAGAATAAATTCAATGATTTATCTATCAAAGCATCCACAGTAGATGATATTAAACAGTTAGAAACATATTTTCGTTTAGCAAGAACGGAGTATCAGACATTTAATGCTGAAATTTCTAAGGGTACACATGCCAGTTCATTAGAAGCAATGAAGAACAATCTGGAAATATTACCACAGGATATAGCATTAATTGAAGCAAAGTTCAATTCTATTAAAGTACCAGATAATGTTAAAACGCAGATTGAAGAATTAAAATCTTCTATGGAATCTATTAATACAATAAGTGATCCGCAGGAAAAGATTGCTAAGTATAATGAGATTGTCACATCTTTAAAAAAATTACAGAAACAGTATCAGGTAACTGTCCAGGAGCAGAGAAATCTTAGTGCTGATACTTCAACAATGCAAGGGGCTTCTGCACTCACTAATAAGATTGTTATATGGATGGGGCAGAATAGACAGGCAGCGGCACAGTATGATTCTGAGTTAAAACAGATTATATCTGATTTACAGAATTGTAATAACAAGGCTGATTTCTCAAAGCTACAGCGACAGTTCAGTAATATAGCATTGCAAGTAAAGTCTTCTGGAAGTTTGTACACAGGATTCTTTAATGGGTTGAAGAGTGGTATTAAAGACGCTTTTGAAAATATTCTTAGATATCAGTTGGCTTACAAAGTTATTGACCAGGTTATAAGTGGTTTTAAATCAATGGTTAATGCGGTAGCAGACCTTGATAAGAAACTTACAGAGTTCAACAAGGTAGCAGACCTTACATCTGATAAATTGTTAGAGTTTTCAGATAGGGCATTTGATGCAGCAGATGAGGTTGGTCGTACAGGTTCTGATATGATAGAAGCTGCCACAGAGTTTAAAAGAGCTGGCTATAGTCTTGAAGACAGCTTGGATATGGGTAAGTCGGCACTTCTTATGACTAATGTTGCGGATGGAATCACACAGACCTCTGATGCAGCAAGTACCCTGATAGCGGTATTAAAAGGTTTTAATATCAATGAATCTGATATTATGACCATTGTAGATAAAATGAACAGTGTTTCAAACCAAAGTCCAGTCGGATTTGATAATTTGGCTGATGGTCTTGAACGTGTGTCAGGTACAATGAATCAGGCTGGTAACAGCATTGATGAGACAATCGGATTATTAACTGGTGGTTATGCACAGTTAAGAAACATGGAAAAGGTTTCTACAGGTCTTATCACTATTTCTCAAAGACTTAGAGCAATAGATGAGGACGGAGATGAAATTGACGGGTTATCAGCAGAGTTAAGTGAATCATTTGGAAAAATCGGAGTTGCTATTGAAGATTCTAATGGTGACTTAAGAAGTACATATGATATCTTGAGTGACTATGCTAAGATATATCCACAACTTACAAGCGAACAGAAGCAGTATTATGCTGAACTTGCATCAGGAAAGAGACAAGTCAATGTGTTTAATGCAATAGTGCAACAGATAGCTGATGTTGATAAAGCTATTGAGCAGTCAAAGGACAGTCTTGGAAGTGCAGCTAACGAAAATGAAATTTATCGCCAGAGCGTTGAGGGCTTACGAAATGAGCTTAAGAACGAATTTCAATCTGTATCAAAGAAGGTAATAAATTCTGACTGGATAAAAGATGTATTATCAGGTGCAACAGATTTATTAAAAGTATTTGAGAACATCATTGAACAGGACACTATTGTAGGTTCAAGTATAGGTGTTTTAGCGGAAGGCTTTAAGGATTTATCAAAGTCATTAAAAGACATTACGGGAAATGATGGTGTTGCGAAGCTGATAAAACTATTTATCACATACAAAACAATCACTAAGGGTATAGATATATTTAACTTGGTGAAGGGTAAGAAGGACAATTTTGTTACAACATCCAATCTTATGAAGATATTCTTTGAAAGTGCCGTTAGTGGTTCACTGAAAGTAGAAGATGGATTTTTAAAAGTTGGTGAGGCAGCAGATGTATTATCAGATGGAGTATCAAATGTCGTTGCAAAAGAAGGTAGTGCGGTTGACACAACAAAGAAACTTACAACTTCTATTACAGGTCTTGGAACATCACTCAAAAATCTTGCGTTAGCACATCCGTATTTATTAGCGATTACAGCAGCACTAGGAACTATGTATGGTGCGTATAAACTTGTAAATGCAGTTCAGGACTGGGCTGATGGTACAACAGCAGTCAACAAATACAACAAGTCTATTGAAAAATCAGAAGAAAATGTATCTAAGAATTCTGATTCCATATCTGAATATAATTCCACTATTGAAGAAAACAAGCAGAAAATTGAAGAATTACAGAAGCTTCAGGAAGATGGCACTATAACAGAAGCACAGAAAGCAGAGATTGAGAACCTTAAATATCAGAATGCCTTATTAGATGAAAAGATTGAAAAACTCAAGGAAGCTAATAATGAAGAGGTAAAAACTCAGGCTAGAGATTCAGAGAAAGCATTTAATAAACAGTTTGGTAATGGTTTTGATGTTGGCTCTAATGCTTCAGATGTTATATCATCTGTTTCAAAAAATTTTAATGGTGACGGAACTGCCAACGGTGTAAGTTGGAACATGGCTACAAGCGGTAATGATAAGGATACAGCCGTTGCACAGTTAGCAAAAATTAAACTTGCTACAGACGCATATAATGACGCAGTAAAAGAGTTGAACAATGCCACTGATGAAGATCAGAAGGCTTTAGCAGAGCAGTCAGTTGAAAATGCACAGTATACTCTTGACTTATTGACAAAGGATTTTGATAAGAACAAAGAGACTTTATATAATCAGCTTACTTCTGAAATGGAGAAGATGAAAAAGGCAGAGGGTACAGATGCATATGACGCTACCGCTTATGCAAATATGCAGTCATGGCTTGAAATATTCCAACAATATATTCCTGAATATAAGAAAGCTATGGAAAAAGTTCAGGCAGAAGCTGAACAGAATCCTATTGAACAGCCAGTAGAAACATTTGATCCTACTTCTCTTCTTGAAGAATCAGATGATAAGACTAAGACAGCAACATTGGCAGACCTTCAGTCAGAAGCAGATTTGTTATCTTTTATTCAGAAGGAAATGTCTGAAACAGGTCGTATCGGTGTTGATTCAATGCAGAAAATTATCAAGCAGTATCCAGAAGCAAAAGACGCTTTAGGTCAGTATATGCTTGGTATTATTTCACAAGAAGAGTTATTCGACCAGTTACAGGGTATATATGAAGATGATAAAAATGCCTATATTTACTCACTTGTTGAAAAGTCTAAGTATGATGGTACATTTTATTCTAACCTTGTAAACACAAATAATGATTTCTTTGCAGGCTTATCTGAAGCGTATGGCGAAGATTTCAGTAACTATAAAAATCTCGCACAAGCTAAACAGAAGATTGATGACCAGCTTGTTAAATATCTTTCTGGTATGTGGGGTAAATTCTATCAGACTACTATAGATACAACAACAGGGTTAATGTCTTTAACTTCAAAAGCTACTTCTATGGATGATGATATGGATTTAGGTTTATATTTGTATGATAATGGTGCAGATGAAGAGACAAATGCCATTGCTGAAATGCAGAAAATGGTTGATGATTATAATGCTTTACAGAATATATCATTTGATTCTGCTTTTAATGGTATTGATTTATCATGGGAAGGTCTTTCAGGAGACGATTCATCTAGTTCATCATCTTCACAAACAGCCGAAAAACTCAACTGGATTGAACGCTTAATCAACAAGATTTCTACAGCATATTCACGCCTAAAGAATGTCGTATCAGATACAACAACTACATGGCTCAATCGTAATAACGCATTGGCAGATTCTATGAGTACACTCAGAGATGAGATAAATGCACAGTCAGATGCTTATGAGTACTACATGAATGCATTTAATTCTTATGGTCTTGATGATTATTATAAGAATCAGATTGCAGATGGTTCAATAAGCATTGATGTTATTTATGATGACGACTTGAAGAATGCTATATCTGATTGTCAGGATTTCTATGATAAGGCACAGGACGCTAAGACCGCCGTTCAGGAACTTAATATTGAGTTAAAAGGACTTGCTAAGAGTAGGTTTGACAATATTAAGTCACAGTATGAAGAACAAATTAATCAAGTTGATGAATATAATAATTTGCTTCAAAAGGAATTAGATATAATTGAGACTAAAGGATGGATTTCTTCTACATTTCTTAATGAATCTATGAAGGAGCAGGACATGGCTAATCTTGAAAGACTGAAAGAAGAGCGAACAGCTTTAACAAATGCATTAGATTCAGGAAAGATTGAGAAGTATAGTGAGCAGTGGTATGACATGCAGAGTTCAATAAATAGTGTATCTTCTGCAATCTATGATGCTGAGAAAGCAATCATATCATATGATAAAGCTATCAGACAGATTAAGTGGGATGCATTTGATAGAACAAGAGATGATGTAGAGAATCTTATTAGTGAAACTGAATTTCTTGTTGAATTATTAAAAGATAAAGGTATTACTGACGACAATGGTAATACTACTGCTGAAGGTAAGGCTACACAGGCGTTACTCGTTCAGAAGTATCAATTATATCTAAATCAGGCTCAAAAATATAAAGATGAAATTCTTAAAATTGATGAGGAACTTGCCAATAATCCTTATGATAAGGAATTGTTAGATAGAAAACAAGACCTTATTGATAAGCAGCAAGAAGCTATCAAATCAAGTATTTCTGAAAAAGATGCTATTAAGGATCTGGTCAACGATGGATATAATGATTTATTGAATGCTTTACAAAAAGTTATTGACAAACAAAAAGAGAGTCTATCTGCCGAGAAGTCACTGCATGATTATCAACGAACAGTTGCTGAACAAACTGCTACTATTGCTCAGTTACAGAAACGATTATTAGCTTTACAGGGCGATAATTCTGAAAGTGGTCAATCTCAAAAACAGTCTATAAGTTCAGAGCTTAAAGATGCACAAGATCAGTTAGAAGAAACAGAGTACGAACAGTACATTGAAGATCAGACTAAGATGTTGGACGACTTAGCGACACAAGCTGAAGAATGGATAAATACTCGTTTAGACAACCTTGATGGTCTTATTCAACAGATTATTGATGATAGTAATACTCATAGCGGAGAAATTAAAGATACTATCACTAATACCGCTAATGAATTTGGTATTAATCTTAGCGATGGTATGAAGAGTATTTGGGAAACAAATACAAGTAACATTAATAATAATATTACTTCTGTATTTAATGACTTTGGAACAAAATTTGATAATACTATGACAACTCTTAATAATGTTGTTAGTGGTATTGAGAGTAAAGTTCAGGAAATGCTTCGCCTTGCTAACGAAGAAGCTGCACAAAGACAAGCTGAATTAGAAGAACAAAGAAGACAACAGGAAGCTGCTGAATCTAACTCATCAGATGATTACAGTGAACCTGATTATGATTGGGATGATATTGGCGGTGGAGATAGTGATTCTTCTAGTGGTGGAGATGGCGTTGATTGGATATACGAGGAGAACTATTTTCCTCGTGATTTGTTGAATATCGATCAGAGTGTAATTGATAGGCTCAAATATAACAATTTTGATTCATCATTTGGTGCACGTAGTCAATATTATGAGCAAATGGGTGGTGAAGGACAATATACAGGAAGTTACGATCAGAATGTATTCATGTTAGACTACCTCAAAAATCACGGTTATCGTAAAGGCACTAAATCAGCAACAGCAGGTTTACACCGTACTGATGAAGAAGGTCTTGGTTCAGAAGTAATCTTCTCGAAGAAGTATGGTACTCTTCGTAAGTTGGATACTGGTGATACAGTATTTAACAAAGATCAAGTTGAAAAACTTTGGAATCTTTCTAAGGGTATCACTACACCAAACATGTATATGGATAACTTAGGTGCTAAGTTGCCTGATATTACCCCAGTTTCAACAAACAAATCAGTTGATATTGGTGGCATTAATGTTAATGTTGATAAGGTTGTTACAGATAATCCAGAAGACTTTACACGACAGCTTGGTAATGCACTGGCAGGAAACTCAAAGATACAGAAAATCCTTGGAGAGATTAATTCTAATCAGCTTTTAGGTAGAAATTCATTATCTACTCGTAGATACATGAAATAATATTATGGACGCATTGGTTACGGCTGATGCGTCTTGTTATGGATATGTTATGATGATTAATAGCGTTATTTAAACAAATGTTCTTGTAGATATATGTCAAATATTGGTATATAATATAATATTATATTATATTTAGATGATTGGGGAAGTTAAAATGGCAATACTATCATACATACAGAGTTTGATAACAATTATGAAGAATGGTATAGATGTCGGATATTTTATATATTCTCATCATTCGTTTAAAAATAAGAAAATAACTCATTACTTTGAAAATTATCATAAACATGTTACTATCTACAATGATGGAACAGGTGTAATTATTAATGAATTTGATATGGTTTTTAACAGACAAGAAAAAACTTTTTTAAAAAGAGGATTGGATATTTCTGATGGTAAAAAAGACGCATCATTTCCTACTTTAATAGAAATGAGAAAAACAAAGATTCAAGATAGATTTAGTAAATACGGATTTTGGTATTGTTCAGATGATAATATTATATCTTCTGTTAAAGAAAAATATTGGACTGACGAAGATGACGAAGATGACAAAGAAAATATTAGTTTAAAGAATAATGATAAAGTTTTTAGATGGGTTTTTAGATTTAACTATAGTAGAATTTGCCCGAATAGAAAATATAAAGTCATTTATGTTATGAGCATACCTGGAATGTATCCTATAAAAGATGGTAAATTAGATATAAATGCTATAAATGATGAACAGTTGTTAAATGATTTGGAGTCAGGAAACAGTACAAGTATTAGGATAAATAATCCAATTCGAAATTTTTACTATACAATTTCATTTGAAAGTGATATACTTCTCGAAAGAGAGCCTAAATGTATATTAAAACATATTGATCAACAAGAAAGTGTAACTCACCCTAAATTAAAACATGAATATAATACCATATACCATAAATATACATGTAATATAACAAAACCCAAAATTGGTTCAATTATAAAAATCAACTGGCAGTTTAAGGAGGATTAATGCTATGAAGATTTTAAAAGACAAGGAATGGGGCAATTAATTATTGCTAACAGTTAAGTAGAGTGGTAACGAAGAGCAGGACTAACTCCTGCTCTTTTGTTGTATTAACAAATAAATATTAAACAAGATTATAAAGACGCATTCTGTAATGGAGTGCGTCTTATTTTGATGGAAAGGAATAAAAGAATGAATAAAGATAAACAGATTTTGATATTAACACAAAGAATTGAATTACTTGAAAAACAGAATGAGGATTTGAGAGCAGAAAATCAGGAAATGAAACTGCAAGTAGAAGAATCTAAGAGATTTGCAAATATGCCTAATAATGTATTGAATCGTACAATAAAGAATGTCAGACAAGAAGAAGCTAAATTCAAGGCATTAATAGCAGAAACACAGGAAATAAAAAAAGAACTTGAAAATAATTTGGAAGCTTTAAAGAAGACACATACATTATATCAGAGTATATTTTCAGATTAGAAAGGATTAAATGGAAGTATTAGAGTTTGAATCAGTAAAATTATTTGAAGAAATTATAAAGGCTGGACAGATAAAGAATCTTATCAGTGTTTCCAGCCATGAATATCCTATATATAAATTCAAGAAGAGTAATAAGGTCACTTCTGTATATGAAAAGTTTCTGGCAGAACATGATATGAAATGTGACAGAAGCGTTGATGATTGTTGGAATGATTTTGATGATTATATCAATCAACCTAAGAAGGAGACTATAATTACTCGAAATATTAAAGCCGTAAAGCAGATCATAGAAGTAGGCTATGGATACATGCTTAAAAGAACAGGTGTTGATAAGTATAACAAGAGATGTTTTGTCTTTTACAAGAATCCTGTTATTGAAGATATTAAAACAAAGGCTGACGCTGAGAGTAAGGAAAAATATAATAACAATTATTTGAATATTAAGAAGAATACAACTGATAAGAAGATATCAGGATTAATAAAAAAGTCAATGGAGGAAACAAGGAATAATGGGAAAATCATTTTATAATATGAACGGTGAAAAGTTAGAGTGTAAGGTTGAAAGTGAATTATCACTTAGTCAGAAGACAGGTTTTATCATGGAAGTTGCAGGAATGGTAGTATCGCCAACAGTAGGGTATGCCACAGTATTAAGAAAGCCTATCTTTAATTACTGTCTTGTTAAGTATTATACAGATATTAATATATTTGAAGGCGATGAGTTCAGCTTAGATAAACTTGAGATATTTATGAAAGACAATACAGAGTTGCTTAATGATATTGCTAAGAGTATTCCAAGAGATGAATATAATGAGCTGGAACATGCTTGTGATGAAGCAATTGATTATAGAAAACATAGTTATAATGGATATTCAGATGAGATATCGGAGCTGTTACAGGTGGTAAGAGAACTTGTATTAAAGCCAGATAGATTAGATGAGTTCATGGAATCAGTAACAAATGCTGTAAATTCATTTGCAAATATAGATGCCATTGATAAGGAGACATTAGATAAACTGGTTAATGTATTGCCAGTAATAGAAAAAGCTACTATTAATGCTGGAAGTATTGATGTTAATGGTATTGTTAAATCAATGGTTAAAGATCGTGAAGAGAAAGAAAACAATGTGGTTAGCATTGATGACAGAAAGGAAGAGTAATTATTAATATATCAGAAACTAAGACAGAGATACCATTTTGGTTGAAGCTGAATCTTACAGTTGAAGAGGCAGCAAAGTATTCTGGAATCGGTGAGAAAAATATAAGAAATTTATTGAAGGAAAAAGCATGTCCATTTTTATTTATGGTGGGAAACAAGCACCTTGTTAAGAGACATGAGTTTGAGAAATTTATAGAAAGTAAACATTATATTTGATTGATGGAAAGACTTTCATATGATACGATTAATAGTATCAGTGAAAGTCTTTATTTGTATGCACAGGAGGCTATATGGGTAAAGACTTGAAGGGTAAAGAACTTGGACAGGGAATTGTCCAAAGAAAAAATGGTCGATATGAAGCACGATTTACTAATAGATTTGGTAAGCGAATATCATTTTCAGGTTACGATCTCAAGGATGTTAAGAAAAGATATAATGAATCTTTTTATGAGAATGAAAAAGAAATTAACATTCGAGAGAACATAAAATTAGATGACTGGTATATCCAGTGGATGAATGTTTGTAAGTATGATGTGATAAGACCAGACACTAAGAGACATTATAATCAGATATACAAGAAACATATTTCACCTTATTTGGGAAATAAGTATCTAAAGGATATTAAGCAGATTGATATTAAGAAAAGATTGAAAGAGCTTGATAATAAAGGATATGGATTTGAAACAAAAAATAAGGTGAGAATTATCTTATTAGATATACTTAATAAGGCAATTGTAAACGAGTATTTATGTAAGAATCCAGTAAAAGGTATTTCTGTAAAAAGAGATGAAGAAAAGGATATTAAGGTTTTGTCAGTAGAGGAACAATCTATATTTTTTGATTGTTGCAAAGGAACTTTCTACGATAATCTTTATGTTGTAGCAGTAACAACAGGAATGAGAATTGGGGAACTTGCAGGACTTAAATGGTCAGATATTGATTGGAATAAAAAGGTTATTAATGTCAAAAGAACTTTAGTGTATCAGAAGTATGATGATGATATTCAGAAAGAGTTTCATATTGAGCAGCCTAAGACAAAAACTAGCAAAAGAAGTATACCAATCAATAAACAATGTGAAATGGCATTAAAAAGACAATATGTGCAGAAGATGGTAATAACATCAAAAGCACCTAAAAGCAAAACTCCAAGAGATGAGTTTAAGGAATTCTTGTTTACAACTAAATTTAATACACCTTTGAATTCACAGACAGTATGTGATTCAATAAAAAAGATTGTGGACGAGATTAATCTTACAAGAGACACATTAGATGAAATGGAGACATTTTCACCACATTGTTTTAGACACACTTTTGCTACTCGTTGCTTTGAAGCGGGAATTCAACCGAAGACAGTTCAAAGTTATTTAGGACACGCTACATTACAAATGACTATGGATTTATACACTAAGGTTATGCCGTCATATATGGTAAATGAAATGGACAAATTTTCAGAATTGTATGATAACATTGAGAATGAAAATGATAACATTACAGAGAAACATTACAATGAATCGGTTGAGAAAAATTCTAAAATAGTTACATTTATTGGGGATTCATTGGTGGTATAACACATCTAATTGGTGTTATGTATTAATGAGTGTCAGTATTCATGCGTGTTTCAGAAGTGCCAAGAAACGCCAATAAGCAAAATTATTATGTATACCAGATAACTCCTTATGACCTTAATGAAAGTTATGATAATTACTGTATTTAAGGGAACTGTAGAATTATTGAAATAAATGGTGTGTATATTTTTGCTCGAAAGAATATATTGTTGATTAGCATAGTTATTATTGAGGTCGGAAATGGTTCCTGACACACTCCTCGGAGTACCTGAGATGATGGATACACCGCCCATCCAATAATAATTATGCTTTTTTATTTATAAGATAGCTGTAATGGGTTTATACAGGAGAACACAATGTCAAAAGAACAAGCACTAGAAGAATTATTAAAAATGATAAAAGAGGGAAATATTACAGATTACGATGCAGAATTAGCTTCATACCGGGATGAAAAGTATGGTTATAAAGATATAGATGAGAATACACAGAGGGTTAATAATAAAGAATAATCAATACATAATGGACTCGTGCTATACATCCCACCCTTTAAAAATCCCCAATCCCATGTTATAATCATTAATCATCAGAAAACGGAGATAAGAACATGAGCGTAGTAACAGAAAAGTCAAAGTGCAGAATTCTTAAATTAGCATCAATGCTTGCGGTAACGATGGGAATTATAATGGCATTTTATGCGTTTTATATTATGTCGGAGCTATATTCATTTTCAGCAACAGAGCAGGGAAAGGCATTATATATGGTTGTCAAGCTGCTGAATATAGCATTTATAGCAGTTATTGTGGAAGGAGTTTACTTTGCAATTGCTGGATTTTATGGAATGACAAACATAGGTGCTGTTGATGCAGTTAATAAAATCAAAGTTTATGGAATTGTTATGACTATAGCAGGAGTTGTTGATTTAATAATAGTATTTGTGGTATCTAAGTATTCAATAACTGGTAACATGCTGATTCTTATATGCCTTCCGGTTGTAATAGGAATTATGTATTTAGGTGGCGCATTTTATAATGAGAAGCTTATAAAGAATAATAATGGTGTGGAAGGTGATGGCAATGATTGATCCGAATGGAATAATGCCACTTAATTTCTTCAAATACAAGGGTGTGTATACAGGACAGCACAATGGAATGAGATATATGCTTAAGCAGACAGGAGAAAAGCCTGATTTAAAGCTTTCTGCGTGCGTGTGGCGCGGGCCATATGCTTCATGTGCTGTTAAGGAAGAAGATAAGACAACAGAGATATTTGAACTGACAGAAGATGGTCGTCTTGCTGCCGTGGAATGGATAAGGCAGCAGTACGAATCCAGACTTGACTATTGGGAAGCGGCACCGTCTATAAAGGACGCTGTTCCGATTGTTCATGAATAA